GTTGCGAATGCAACACGCGGCCGTTTTCGGGGTCACGGAAAATCTGAACCATGCACTGTTGCCCGTCATCAAGTGAAGTTAAAAAAACTTCGTAGTGGTAGGTCTTGTGATCCATGGTTTGTGGCCTTTCGTCGGTGTCTCCACCGTAGGCAACCCGTCAGGCTATTGCAAGGATTTCGCTTCTTTCCATTGCTGCACAAGGGCTGGAACACGGTCGCCTGTGTAGTAATTGACGTGCCAAGGCTCGGAATCTAGTTCCCATGTAAAGCCGTACAGCGCGGCGGTCTCCGCCATGAATGCCAAACGTTCGCCTGATGCTTCGCTCACGTCAACAGACAAACCCAGATTGTGATTTGACTTTCCAGGTTGCGCGATCGGTGCTTTGCCTTTTTTCAGATACCAATTTTTGCCCTGATACACCCGGGGTTTCACGCCTTCAATTGGCACAAGTTGCATGCGATCATTCCACGCGATCGTTTGTGTGGATAGTGAACGGTACGTGTCAGCTGCGCTTGTCGGTTTAAAAGTTTTGATGCCATCGGCGAACGCTCGATCACGCCAAGCCATCCATGCTTGCGCGGCCAACAAATGCAATTTGCCGTAAGGCTTAATTTCGGCCAGCAAATTGATTGGCATTTCCCCTGGCGTTACATGCAGCAACGTTGCAGGGCGAATAATTTTGTGTTTATGCGGTACGGCCACGACCGAACGCCAAATCCTTTGGGTTTACATAGCGCGCAATTACTGGCACAAGGGCGGCCAGCGCTGCTTTGCCTAGGTCGGCTGGGTCTGTGTTGCCTGTGGAATAAACAGCAATAACTGCTGCGACCACTGAACGGGCATAACTAGCCAACATTGCTTTGTCACTCTGCTTCATCGTCTTTGCCTTTCGGTTTGCTTTTTAATCCATTCGATGCCAGCAAGCCTATTAGACCACCAGACAATGTCATCAGCATTGGGTTTAGCACAGAAAACGCTTCAGCGTCATTGGGGGCTTGTTCAAGCGGCTGGGTTACAAACAGCAAGCCATAGAGCAAAGTAAAGATTGACCCCACAAATGCAAATGTAAGTCCCATTCCGACAACAAAAATCAATCGTGCTTTGATTTCATCGTTTGTGTATTTAGCCACAGCGGCCACCCCCAACTTGAATTTCGGTTGTCAATGTGATTGCTTTGTTTTTGGTTCGAATGCAGTTCATACGTTCCCGATCAGAACAGCCAGAGCATCCCCACAAAACGACTGCAATTAACAAGCCGTAGCCAATGAAGTAACGCCAACGCATTACGACAGCAGCGAGGCTACTTCGTCGGCAGTAAGTCCTAGTTTGGCAAGTGTTGCGGTTCGTAGTGCTTGACGGGTTGCTTCTTGCTGTTCGCGTGCTTCAACTTCATCACATGAAATCTGGTATGCCGTAATTTCGTCGGCTGTCATGTTTCGGATTTCGTCGCCAATTTGGGTTTTATGAGTTGCGGTAGCCATAAACGCTGATCTTTCCGCCTGTGAGTGTTCCGCCTGAAATGACGAAACTTAGGCTGTCGTAAACGGTTGTCGTGTTTAGCATTCCGTTTTCAAACAAGTTGTAGAACGTTCCGCCAAAATCAGACCAACTGTTAATTGTGATGTTTGTTTCTGTTGCTAATTGTGGGGAATAAACTTCCATCATTCCAAACGATCGTTCCTCAAATCCGTTGCGAACATAAACGGTCAACATGCTGGTTTGGTTTGATGCAACGTTGTTGGTCAGCGATCCAGCCGATGTAAAACCGTTCCATGAGTAAGCGGCGCTTGAATCATCTGTGCCACCCGCACGAAGTTTTGTGTTGATTGTCAACTGGGCTGAACCCGTCACTGATGCCGGGAATGTAAACAGGATTCGATAGTTTGCGTACTCTGACGTAAAAGTTCCTGCTGGCAAAGAAACCGAACTGACTCCGCTCCCGATGGTAGTTGTGCTGATGTACTGCAAACCGCTGGCAGTTTGGAAACTGCCGTTTAGTTGTGCAGCTGTCAAAACGTTTCCTGCGACGAATGTTGTGATTGCCATAGTGTTCCTTATCCTAAGACATTGAGGGCATCTAGTGTGCCATAGGTTGCGTTGTCTAAAATTAGTTCATACACAATGGTTGTTGGGGCTGTACTTATCAAAACCCTGTGGCCTGAACTTAAATCTAGGTAATGCTCGATCCCTTCCACTGACAGTTCCTGGGCAAGTTGGGTTGTGCCAGTACCGCTAGCGAAAGTCTTTTCAATTGTGACTGTATCCCCAATATCAATAATGGCTACAGCGTCGCGCTGGGCTGTGGTTAAGGCCATAAACGCTGTTTCAACGGAAGTGAATCTGGCTTCAGGATCAGGGTTTAATAGGTAACTGGCGGCCGTGTCAATGTCTGTTTGTTCGTGTAGCAGGCTGTTAGTGATGCTTGATGTTTGAATGAAATATGTGGCAATTGAAGTTGCATTGTCAGCGGTTGCGGTGTTTCCGTTTAGCCCAGTGACTACGGATCGGTTGATTACAGCGTCGGCTTCAAACGAAATGCCTAACCCGTTGTAGGGGATGTTTGTTCCGTCGTCGTGGAAATCGGCAACCGATGCTGACAATGTGTTCCCGATGCGGTTCTGGAACGTAAACACGCCTTCGCGAGACATAAACACGCGCCCAAATTCTGCTGTGTCATTTACTTGCGAAACATAGGTCAACACGTTTGTTCCTGCTGACACGGTGTAAGCGGAAGCGTGGCCTAGTTCAACTGTGCCTGTTGCAATGTCTCGACTAGCGCCAGTAGGGAAATCAACTTCGGGCAAATCTAAAACGGTTTCAAGTCGCGCACCTGAAAGTTCGGGTGTCACGTTCAATTCGTTTAGGTAGGTTTGTGACAGCAAATAGAACTGATCCGCGCAATACACAGTAACCGTGTCTAAACCGCCCAACGCAAAGTTGTAGTCATAATTGATAACGAAACCGCGAAAAATTAGTTCTGGGTTATCGGCGCTGTCGTAGCGAATCAGTTTGACTTCGCGCATTGGGGCAAGCCCCGGCACATTTTGGTTCACATCATAAAACGGGCTGTTTTCATCAAACGGGTTGAATATGCCTGACACGTCAAGAATTTCAAATGACATTGTTCCAGCGCTAAACGTGTCGCCAATGTCGCGACGGCCGCGCTTTACGCTGACAGATTGGGTTGATTCAATTACTGACGCAAACTGGGTTGTTCCGTTAAGCACATAAATTGGGTTATCTAAAATTCCTTTTAGTGCATCATCCAAGGTGAATGCGTCAAGGGTAAAGCCTGCGTCAATTTGTAGGTCGTAGTTGCCAGCGTTGACAACTGGAAAGCCAGCCATCAGGCAATGTTCAGGGCAAGCGGCCCTGCACTCCTCGAATATGCGCGCAAAGCATTAACAACGGACTGACCAATTTCGGCGCTAGTTGCCAGACCGCCAGTGACGTTGATGTTTACGTCGCCACCACCGCCAGCGTTCATTTTGGATAATGGCACTACTGCTTCAGGGCCTGCTTCGCCGATCAATGCCAACGTTGGTTTGTTGACAATTCCGCCTTCAGCCATTGCAGGAATGCCCAAACCTGTCGCAATCTTGTTGAACCGCTCGTTGACATAAACATCAATAGTTACTTTGCGTTTCATTTTGGCTGCAATTGCATCCATTTTGGCCATCAGTTTTGGTGTCAGTTTGTCCAGTTCTGCCTGCAGCCCATTGACCACGGCAGTTGCGCTGTCAATACCTGCCTGATACCACTTGGCGGCGGCATTCATACCAACCTTGGCTGCTGCTGCATTTGTGGATTCGACCAAAGCGTTTGTTTCTGTTATTGCTGCCGATCCACCTGCAATTAATTCATCAGCAATGGCTATTCCTGCATCCTGTCCAGCAGATAAAACTTGTTGCAACGCATCCTGGCTTAAACCCATTGTCAACAGTTCATCAACTTTTTTGGTGTAACCGACAATTCCAGCAACCTGATCGCGTAACCCCTGTAAGAAACCGCCGCCTGTTTCCTTGCCGGCATCTTGTGCATCAGCAAAACTGAATGCAGATTTCAACCCATCTGCAACTGATGTTGCGAAATTGTCAAACGCATCTTTTGCAGTTTTCAAAGCATCTTTTGCTTCAGAAAGTGCTTCAGTCAATTTGTCTTTTAGCGCTTTTGCAAATGATTCAACTTCTTTTTTAGCGCCGCCAATGTTGTTGCCCAAACCGTTAAATTCTTTCGTTCGTCTGGCCAATTCTTCAGGCGACAATTGAGGGCCAATAAATGCGCCGCTTAAATTATTTGTTGCGCCAGCAAGTTTGTCTGTTTCTGCAACTGCGCTTTTCATTGAATTTTTGTAAGCAATAAATGCTGCCGTTCCAGCTGCGACTGCCAAAATTCCAATACCTGTTGAGATTTGAACGGCGGTGAACGAGGCCGCTAATGCATAGTTGATGCCTGCGGTGATAACGCTGATGCCTTTCCAAACCGTCATTGCCACGTTTGCCGTGACTATTGCGCCTGCCAAAGTTCCAAGTGCAACAGCCATTGCCACAATGAACCCTGTGTTGTCTGAAGCAAATTCTCCGAATTTAACAAGCAAGGGCAACACGGTTTCTAAAACTGGCAGAAACGCTTGACCAATTTTTGTTGTTGCGTCTTTGACTGTTGCTGTCAAAATCTTTTGCTGGTTGGCGGCGGAATCAATTGTGTTGTTGAAGTCGCCCTGTTGATCCGTTGTTTGTTTAAGAATCAAACGATGTGTTGCTAAGACTTTGGCTTGTTGGTCAAGGTTGCCTGTTCCCTTGTATAAGCCCATTGACATTGCTTCGGCTTTGACGGCCGCATCATTAATTAAAACGTTATATTTTCGGATTGGTTCACTTTCACCGCGCAATGCAGCACCTAGCGCTAATGCAACGTCTGCTGGGTTTGCATTGTTGAATGAGGCCATGTCGGCTGTAAGCGCTACTAGGTCAGTTGAAAACTTGCCCAGGTCATCACCTGTTTTGCCTGCCATTTTGCCTAAACCGCCAAAGGTCGCGGCAAAGTCAAGCGCTTCTTGGTTGGCCATACCAAGGTTTTTGGCTGCGCTGCTTGCGAACGATTGAACAGATTTTGAAGCCTGACCAAATATGACGTTTGTTTTGTTGATCGTTTCGTTTAGATCGCTTGCTTGTTGTGCTGCTTTATATCCGCCAACGGCAATTGCTCCAAAAACGGCAGCAGCTGGAAGCGCCATCTTTTTTAAAGCAAATGCTGTTTTATCTGCCGAATTAGTTAATTTTTGAAATTCCTTAACGGCTTGATCAATTCCAGCCCCGTTAAATTCGGAAATGATTGGAATTTTAACTGCCACTGGCGACCAACTTTTTATTTACACTGTCACGAACATCGGCAACCAAATCAATTACTGCGGCTTGGACAGCAGGTGCGTTTGCTTCATATGCTGGCCACATTGCCCGGGATGCTCGACTAAATCCTTTGTCCATTAAATTTTGCACAAACATAGAATCTGCATTTGATCGGCCAGCCATATCAAAAATCGAACCCCAGCCTGTGCGTTGTTGAATAACAAACACGGCTACTTCCTGGCTGCGACCTTTGCGTGTATTTATTTTTGCAATAACGCCTTTACGCACTAAACCGCCATCCCATCCGCCTAAACGAACGTGAGGCCTGCCCATTCCAGACAAAGGGGGGCTAGACGGGAAAGCGGCTTTGGCTTGTGCAACAACAGGTTTCGTTATGTCTTTATAACGTTTCGTAAATTGTTTGCGTAATTCAGGATTAATTTTGTGCAACTCTTTTAATGCTGATTGAACGCCAAGCACTCTCACTGGTTTTGTATTGCTCATCGGCGTTTTTCCTTTGACTGGTCATTTATAACACTAATGACGGTCACTAGGTCGCGTGTGTCAAATTCGATGTGCGGCGGCCACCACCCTACTGAAACCAGCAATTCTGCTAGTTGTTTTCGGTAAGTTCCCCGCCCGTAGGGTTTGGGTTTGATTGATCCACCGCTTCAATTTCCATGTCTGGGTGATTGTCCAGCCATTGTTTTGCTGTTGGTTCGATCTTTTGACCGCTTAACTTCAACATGAAGTGCGCCCAAAAAACCATGTCTCCAACGCCGATTCCTCGGCCGTCAGAAACTTTGCGGTTTTCTTGTTTTTCCCATTCCGCGATGCACAACAAATTTGTTGATACTTCGTGAACCTGACCGTTTGGTGTCGGGGTAACTTTCAGTTTGATTTTCACTTTGTCTCCTTGTGTCGGGCCAAGTGATGGCCGTTATCAGCTGACGCTTAGCGCGCCGCCAGTGAAACTTAGGTCTACGGTGCTTAATTCGCCCAAGGCCCCGTTAATCACAGGCATACTCTCTAGATAACAATCGGCCAGGGTGAAAACCTTCGTTACAGCACCTTCAACAACGGTTGCAACAACGGTTGTGCGTGTGCCAACAAGTGCTGCCAATGTCTGGTAGGTCTCGCTTGCTGCGTAGGACTGGAACAGGGTCATGGTGCATTCGTTGTTGTAGAGGCCGCCTGTGTAGGTGCGGCCAGTGTCTGCCAACGTGGTTTTGTCGAGCGATTCGCGCAACTGGGTAAACACAATGCCTGTGCATTGATCGACGAGCGAAACGCTGTTGACAGTCAATGCTGACAAATTCGAGAGATAAGTGGTTGTTGCCATGTGGGGTTACTCCTTTGGTTCTTTCTTGATAGTAGGTGATTTTTTCGGCTTGTCGGTGGATTCCTCAACGATGAAACCGCCAGCGATTAGGGCTTCAATGTTGATTCCTTGGGCTGGCTCAAATTCGTCGCCGACCGTTCCAACCTTTGGTGAATTGATGATGTACTTCACAGACTGCTCGCTTCCATGTTGATTATGACTTCATAGCAAGGGTACAACG